AGACGAAGGGAACTAAAGAGACGGACGCCACTAAAGAGACGGAGCACAGATACTCGGGGATACCACCACCACCGGACATCACGTTTCTCGGGAAAGTGCTTAATATTTAACAGGAGGAGGAAGAAATGCGCGAAGACCTACACATGTCGTTTTTGCATTGCCTGCGACAGGCAATGCAAGTAACGGCGAAGCTATTAACACTATATATAGAGGAGGTTAACCATGGAAAAGAAGTATCTATGCGTAAAGTGCTATCGACGTCCACGGACGTCATACGCGTCACGGTGCCTGGACTGTCTAGCGATGGAGAAAAGGGATAAGTATAAGAAAGGACTGTGGCGTCCTAAAGCTCCGTCCCCCGAACGACGTGTGATATATCGTCGGACGTATCATGCCATGCGGCAGTGGCGAGAGGAGACCGGACACCGATGGCCGTCGGATGGATGCGTGCACTGCGGGTCCCATCGCTGTCTGACCATCCACCACGTATCGTCTGCCGTAGACGAGTGGGCGCAGGTGGTGATACTCTGTCGGCGGTGTCACCGTCGGCTAGTCTGTGGGTCCACGGATGCGGCGGACATACGTACTAGTGTAGCGCAGCATGTGATGTCGCTGGAGCCATGGGGTCTACCCCAGTGGGCGAGGGACTCATTAACACCTTAAGGGGGGCCTCTCCCTCCTTTAATAGGAGGGAGAGGGTCCGGCGGCGAAGGAGAGCACCGCTCGGAGTATTTTTGATTTCATTTTTACCCGTCAAAATATTAGCGGATAATAGCCATGGCAATTAATAGAAAACCGATAACAGGATTAAAGCCACTGCGTGATGGGGCTCCGGTATGGGGGCGTCTAGAGGGCGAGGGGCCGAAAGCGTACGAATATTTTAAAACATATCTAACGCTGGACCCGCGTGTGCGTACATTTGGGAAAGTAAAACAAATCCATGGATGCGCATCTGACGGACACATCCGAGCTTATGCCGAAAAATTTCGATGGAAAGAAAGGATAGCCGCGTGGGAGGCGGAGAGACTGCGGGCCGCTATGGCCGAGCGCGAGAGGGTGCTGGAGGAGGCACGGCAGTATGCGTATGATCATTTGATGGAAGTCATTGAAAATATAGCGGATTTGGCGAAAGGCGAAATGCCTACTGGCGCTACCATCCCGATTTTTAATCGAAAGGGAGAACAGATAGGCGAAAAGCCAGCCGTATCGGCGGCCACGCGGCTATCCGCCACACGATATCTGGCGGAGATCACAGGGCTAGTCGTGCCGAAACGTTATGAAATGGATCTTACAGTGCAAAGTGACACTATCATGGCGGCTGCGGCATCCATATCCACCATATCCACCCGCGCCCTACGCCAGATTTTGCAATTATTAAAAGAAGACGAGGAGCCAGTGACAGTGGCCTACACGGAGACAGATGCGTGAGTTTTTTGCATTACCAAAGAAATTACAGTTACGTTTGTTAGAAAAAGAATTAACCACGCGGTCACTAGCGGATTTTGTGAAACTGGCGTGGCTAGTACACCATGCCACGCCTCCGGTGTGGGGATGGCATATGGATCTGCTATGCGATTATCTCACTGCGGTGGCCGATGGGCAAATCACACATCTAGCCATCGCCATACCACCGGGGATGGGGAAAAGCCTGATAGTATCAGTATATTACCCCGCGTGGCTATGGATCCGGAGGCCGTCCACACAGATCCTAGCCGCGTCTGCATCGCCGGATGTGGCACTGCGGGATGCGGTGCGAGCCAGAGAGATCATCGAGTCGCCATGGTTTTTGGATCTTTATGCACCGGCATGGAAAATTAAAAAATCCCAAGATTCAAAATCCTTTTATGGAAATACAGCATCTGGTTTCCGGGTCTCGAAAACGACCGGACAGCGTATCACCGGTGTCCGGGCGGACTTATTAATCCTCGATGACCCTATAGACGCGGCCGATGCACACAGCGACTCGCCAGCTCTAGCGGAGGTGGCTACCTGGCACGATACTGTGTGGGCAACGCGGCGGAATTCTTCGGCTTCTGCCGAGATAATCATTTCGCAAAGACTGCATCCAGATGATTTAATCGGACACGTCACGCGGGCGGATGATCATCCATGGACGCTGGTGGTGCTGCCCATGGAGCATGATCCAGACCGTGCGTGGCAGGCCCCGGAGGGTCTGCCATGTGATCCGCGTACCGAGCGCGGCGAGCTGCTGCATCCGGAGTGGCTATCGGCGGCGGATGTCGCGCGTATCCGTCGCGAGGTAGGGGAGCGAGCTTATGCCGCCCAGTATCAGCAGCACCCACAGAGCGAGGCCGGAAACATCTTCTCTCGCGACAATTTTGTATTCTGGACTACTGCGCAGAAACCGGAACCAGAGTATGTAGTTTTTTCAGCTGACCTTAATCGGCTGAAAAAACGGAAACATACGCGTGACACAGACTATGCCGTGATAGACGTGTGGGGTGTGGCCGGTGACAGATATTATCTTTTGGGCGAGGTGCGCGAGAGGATGGGACTGGGACAGCAGATCGAGACCATTAAGCATCTGTATGCGCGATATAGCGCCATATATCGTGCGTGTCTAATCGAAAAATCAGCGAATGGTCCGTCTGTGATAGCAGCCTTAGAATCAGAAATACCCGGAATCACACCGATATCGGTACAGGGTGAAAGTAAGATACAGCGAGCTAGCGCGGTAGTGCCGGTGGTGGAGGCGGGACGTGTCTTTATCCCGAATCCCGAAGAATATCCATGGGTTACACATTGGCTCGCTGAAGTATGTGGCTTCCCCGGGCGCCGCAGGGACGATAGAGTGGATACACTATCGCAGGCCATCATATGGCTAGAGGAGCATCGCAGGTCACGTCCATTCTCGTTTGCACTGTAACTTGCTGAAATGATAGGCAATGGCAGGGGTGCGCATATATGCTGATCCGTGTGGATCTGTGAGACACATAACGGCTCATACAGCTTAATATTTAATAGGTAGAGAGAGAATGTGGCCTTTTAAGAAAAAAACACAGACGCGCAGTGCGCCGCTATCGGTGGTGATAACCCCTGGGGGTGGTCTGCTGCCATCAGCGGTGATGACCGGAGCCGATGTGGATGCGGTGTATGAGGCGTCTGTGTGGGCATATGCGGCCATCCACGGGGCTGCACAGCTGCTGGCCGGACTGCCACCGGTGGTGGAGACACGCGCACCGGGTGGGACGTGGGTGCGGGCGGATGCGTCCCACCCGGCATGGGCGTTAATCATGTCGCCCATGGGACGCGAGTCAGCGTATCCGGCCATGTCGTGGTCGGAGTGGATCTATATGGTCGCCGTGCAGCGATATGTCTGCGGTAATGCATACATCGTGCCCACATATGTGGACGCTGGTCGGCGGATATACTCGCTCCTGCCTTTGCTCCGTCCGACACAGATGCGGGCAGACGAAGATGCACGCGGTATCCCCACCACATTTTTTTATGGCGATCTTAAGTACGCTCCAGAGCAGATCGTGGTGATACGTTTCCCCCGTCCCGGGTCTCTGTGGCGCGGTCTTTCGCCACTGCGGGTCGCGTTAGGTGATGTAACCACCGATAATTATGCGGAAAAACGTCTCCAGGCGCATTTAAGTAATAAGATCGCGCCTGGATTAATCCTATCTATCGATAGTCCGCTAGGCCCCACAGAGGAGCAGCGAGAGCGCTTATACCGTGAGCTAGCCGAGGGATATCAGCAGGCCGAGCATACGGGCAAGCCGTGGGTGATAGGCGGACATGTGGATTTGCTAGACGCGCCAAAAGCCAACGAAATCGAGTATTTCGAGGTGCGAAAGCATTGCAGGGAAGCGATTTTAACGGCTATCGGTGTGCATCCGGCAGTTGCCGTATCTCTGGGAGAAAAATTAAATATCGGATACGAGCACGCGCTACGTCAGTATCATCAGTCATATATCTTGCCGCAGGCAGAGCAGATCTACGGTGCATTAACTCAGCACGCCATACGTCGTGCGTATGGCGATGACGTCCGTATCACGTATGATATCACTGGGTCAGAGGTGGCACTGTTACTGCTTTCACAAAAACTAGATGTGGCACGTAAATTGCTAGCATTAGGGTATCCGACTAATGCGATTAATGAGCGGTTAAGTCTCGGGATGCCAGAGCATCCAGCATTAAATGTTCCGAATGTTGGTTTTATCCAGGCCGGGCGGCTGCCGGATATAGCTGATTATATTGAAGGTTTGGGCAAGCTGGAAAATCTATGAAAATAATATGTCCATACTGTGGAGAGGTGCTAGAGCGGGCGGATGCGCCGGTGCAGCGGTGCTGGGCCTGCTGGGGATCCTTCGCCCTGCCCCAGCAGATCGTGGACGATGGCAGACATGCCCCATATACGCGGCCAGTAGCGGTGGACATATTAATGGGTAAGTTAACCGATGGACGTTAATATCTATGGATTACGCGGATATGCGTGCCGGTGGGACGTGGTGGACTCGTACGGGACGAAATTCTGTAGGGGAGCGTTTGCGCGCTCCCTAGCTGAGCGTGCAAATATGGTGCCACTGTACTATGGGCACGAAAATATAAGGGGCCCGTGGGTGATGCCACTAGGGGTGGCGCATGTACGCGAGACACCCGATGGTCTCGCGTACGATGCGAGGCTAGCACCGTCGGACGAGGCGGAGCGATTATTAACGCTGGTGGACATGGGCGCGGTGACGATGGCTTCTTTTTCTTTTTTGCCTATTAAAGATAAGGAGAGGGAAGGGATAATAGCATATCGGGAGGTGGATATCTACGAGATATCACCTACGGTTAGGGGGGCGATACCTGGCACGACGTGCGAGGTGGTATTATTAACACATGCAGAGCGGACAGATCCGTCCGCTCTTAATGACCTATTAACATATCTAAGAGGTGCATGATGCCGGAGATTTTGCAGGAGATTAAGGAAAATATCGACGAGATCCGTACGGGTCTCGCAGACCGGATAGCCACGGTGGAGGCAAAAGTAGATGATCTACGCTCGGAGATTCCAGGCCCCGAGCCTTCGGGCGTTTCAAAATCAGAGATAGAAGATAAAATCCGCGCACTTACGGAGCCTCTGGTGTCCCGTATGGATGCTATGGAGGCGAGACAGCAGGATCCCACTGCGGACGGTCGCCCGGTGTCCGATCTGGGCGCCGCGCTAGCCGATGACCCAGAGATCCAGCGGTGGCTATCTGTCCGGCGTGGGTCGGCCATGGCGCAGGTGCCGTCGCTGTCGCGCGCCATGGTGGGTGGATGGATGACGCGTGCCGTGGACGTGATGGCGGGCGGCGAGCTAGGCGCCACCGCTGTACCTGAGTGGCGTCCTGGGGTGGCGCCGTTCCTAACCCGCCCACCACGCCTGCTGGATTTGCTCCCGCGCGTGGAGATCACCAGTGATGTGTATCACTGCATACGCTACACAAAGGAAAGTAGTGAGGGATACGTTACGACCTTTTCGACTAACGCTGTTAATGGATCCAGCTCCGCAGTGTCAGATCTAGTGGTGGATAATGTAGAGGGGTTCGTACCGGGACAGATCGTACGCATTTATACGACATCACAAACCAAAGAGCTTACTTTGCAAAGTGTTGATATTGCAAACAAAAAGCTAGTTTTCTCCACCTCTGCCATTAATTTTGATATCGCCGCAGGGGACCGTGTGGCATCGGATGTCTTCGCCGCCACCGCCGAAGAAGGCCAGCTACCTGCCGGCTATGTCGAGACCGAGGATCTAGCGGTAACGCTACGCACGCTAGGATCCACCGTGGATATCTCAGAGCAGCGGATTAATAGTGCTGCAGATCTGGCGTCGGCCATAGAGGGGCAGCTTAAGGAGCGCTTCCGTAAGGTACTGGAATGGCACATAATTTACGGTGACGCAACCTCCAGTCAGAAGCAGTTAACAGGGTGGGCCAACGACAGTGGGCTGACTGAGGTTAAGTGGTCTGCGCAGCCTACTGGGTCACCGCGTGCCACTGCGGTGCTAGCCGGTGCCGCCACCATACCGTGGGATGGGTTAATCGGAGTGGTGATGTCTAAGACGGACTGGGAGGCGATCAAAACCTCTGTGGGGAGTGATGGACACTACGTCCACACTGGATACGGGCCGGTGTCGGTGGTGGATCGTCCGGGATATCGCGCGCTCGGTAGCCTCCTAGTGGTCTTATCACCGGCGATTAAGGCCGGCGAGTGCTTCGCTTTTGCGCCTGAGGCCAGCTCGGAGGTAGTGGCGCAGCCTGCTGCTGATGTCCAGTGGGGTTATGTAGACGCAAACTTCAGAAAATCAATCATTACAGGACGTTACACAGAAATGGTGGGTAACGCCATAATCCATAGCAACGGTTTTGCAAAAGTGTCCTTCGACTCTGCACCATGACATGAGACGTCGGTTAATACATATTAAGATAAATCACCCAATCACCATAGCCGGGGCCCGGGTGCCGGCAGATGCGACTATCGCAGTGGCGCCATGGCTAGCCTCCTCTCTCGTCACGGCAGGACACGCTGTCATAGCACATCCCTCATCCGCACCCGTGGCCCCGGCCCATTCGTCAGTATTTTCGGAAAATAAGCGGAGCCGTAAAAAGAAAAGGAGGCGACGTGGCTAGCGCAGTACAGACCTATACGTGGGATGTATGGGGGGACGAGCTTAAGATGTGGTTAGGGATTAATGATAATAGCGATGACACGCGTCTAGAAGCGTGGCTAGCCGTGGCAGCGGAGGCGTGCGATGCCGTAGTGGGGCATCCCACGGACTGGGCGGACGAGCCGCACCCACGATCCCTCTGGCTAGGGATCGTGGAATTCGTAAGGGTTTTGTACGACACCGCACACCGGTCTCCGGGTGCGGTGTCGATAAAGACCGGTCCGCTAGCCGAGCGGTATACTACTCGCCAGGCATATGCTCTGGCTGCTGAAAGAGCGCGAGATTACTGGGTTAACGCTCAGTATCATATATCGAGGTGGTAATTATGAAAGTGAAAATAACGAGTGCTGCAGCCCGCACACATCTAGGTCGTCTGCTACGCGGGGCGATAGTGGATCTGCAGGACCGCGAGGCGGCTGCATTAATCGGTGCCGGGCTGGCGGAGTTAATTAACGCCGATCCGGATAACGAGTCGGAAGAGAAAGAAAAGAAGGAAAAGAAGGAAAAGAAGAAGACCAGGAGAGCTGGGGGAGCGAAGCCTATGCATACTACGGATGCGGCGGATCTGGAGATCCGTTAATGGCCGATGTGGTGGACAGAGATTTCGGATGGGCTTCCATCACACAACGTGTGATGGAAGCGGACGGGACCGAGGTGCGCGTGGGTGTGCTGTCCGGCGCACCGCGCTACCCGGATCGCGGTAAGACACCCGTAGCCCGGGTGGCTGCGGTGCATGGACTGCACCGTCTGCTAGGTGCAGTGTATGACACACACGAGACAGAGATCACCGCTCGTATTAACGCGATAGTGGACGTGGCAAATACCGGTGGGGACTTTATGACATTAATGTTAAAGATGGCAGAGTGGCTGCGTGATCTCTACCGTCATGAGACGCAGGGAGCAGGACTATACGAGCGCGGGTACCTGCTCGACACGATCCGTGGCGCGGTCTTCGCTGGCCGTCGGGTGGCGGGGGATCGCCCTGCGGCGCGGCCAGAGCCGAGATGAGATGATAGGATTAACAAATATAACTATCACGCCATATAGTGGTGCGTGGCAAGACGGCGCCTATGTGCCGTCGCCAGGGCAGCCATATACACTGCTCGGCACCGTGGTGCCGGTGCCAGGCATGGTGGCGGAGAGACTGCCGGAGGGGGCGCGGAGCAAGGCGAGATGGCAGGTCTTTATCGCCGGCAAACCGGCGATAAAGACTGCCGGATCAGGCGGTCCGGCGGACAGGGTAACGGTGGACGGTGTAGACTATGTGCCCATAGCTCTGTCGGATTATTCTTATCATACATCCGGCTTAGCTCATTCTTCGTATGTGCTCGTAGAGGTAGGATACGACGAAACATGAGTTATAACGGAGCCTTAGGTGTGTGTCGTGCATGGGTAGAAGCGGTTCACCCAACCGTGACGGTGGTATACGAATCGCCTGCGACGGCAGACGCGCCGAGGCCAGACCTACCTTATGTGACGGTAGCCGTTACCGCATGGCGGACATTAACCCCGACCGGATTAACATACACGACCGATGCGCAGACGGGCCAGGCACCATATGACTATGCCACGCGTCGATATGTGCGAGGCAGGTGGACCGTGCGGGTGAGCGCATGGGGGAGTACGGATCTATTAACGACAGCAGTGATGGCACTGTATCGCCACGACGTGGCGAGTGTCGTACGGGATGCCGGCTACCTTATCCGGCCGGCCGGAGATATATTAATAACACACGAGATGCGATCCACCGTGTGGGAGCCATCGGAGGGCGTGGATATGCACGTCTGGGATGGTCTCCGAGATGACCATACTGGAGCAGTGATAGAGTCGGTGGATGCTGCTATATCCTTTTAAGGGAGTTAAGTTATGGCGAATTTTAACAGCGATATCACCGTGACGTTACTTTCGAATGCCCCTGGTGTGGCGACCAGTACATTTTCAACGCATTTGCTCTTAACAGATCAGCCTACTTTTTCGGAAAAATACAGAGAGTATGAAAGTAATAATGCAGTGCAGCAAGACAGTACGCTAGATAGCGCCGCGAAGGCGGCTGGTGCGATCTTTTTTTCGCAGCAACCGCCAGGGCAGCGGTTAAGAATCGGTAAGGTGACGTACGAGAGTGCGGGGGGAGAGCTAAAGACATCATTGGGCGACATTAAAGCGGCAGATGGGGGTTTTTATACTATTTCCTGCATGTCTAGGGCGAAAGCAAACCAGCAAGCGATGGCGGAGTGGGCTGCCTCAAATGATCGACTCGCTTTTGTGCAGTCTTCTGATTCTGATATTTTGTCAGCGACAGGGGGAAATCTTTTCGAGACCTTGAAAAATGCAAGTAATTCGCGTGCTTGTGGCCTATATCATGCGGCGGACGGCGAGTATGCCGACGTAGCATGGGCATCGCACGCGTGCTCGATAGATCTCGATGCGACGTCTGGTGTGCTGTATGACAGACAGCTATCTGGCTGCGGTATCCAGGACGCCAATGTATCGGATTCGCAAAAGAGTACCATTCTGTCTTATAACGGTAACATATATCTCACACTGTTAAGTGTGGGGGCTACTGGACCAGGGAAGGTTTTTGGCGGCGATTGGATCGATGAAGTGATGCGAAAAGATTGGACAAAAGCGCGTATCACAGAAGCAGTCGCACAGTTAAAACTTAATCTTGCGAAACGAAATCAAAAAATTCCGTACACGAATCATGGGTTAGCTATGATCGCCGCGTGCATACGTGGGGTCACGCGCCGAGCGGAGCAGATAGGTGCATTCGTTGAGGGGGAGACAATTATTAACGTGCCAGACATATCCGACGTGTCTGCGTCGGATCTGGCGGCGCGGACGGCGCGGATATATGTGACGGCACGCCTGACTGGAGGGATTAAGGACTTTAATATTTCGGTAGCCGTCCTTAATAGTTAATAATGAGGTTTTTCAATGCCTGTTAGACATTATGATATTAATGAAATAAGTATCGTTTGGAACAGCATCCCGCTGGCCGAGCTGGGTGACGGTGATGTCACCGTCACCCACGAGGGCGCGAGCTGGACTCATAAGGCGGGGTGGCAGGGCGGCCTTGCCCGCGCCAGGGCAAGCGGAGATAAGTTTGCTAAGGTAACGGTCCCTGTATTGCAAGGTAGCGAAACGAATGAGCTTTTGTCAGCTGCCCTACAGCTGGACGAAAAGACCGGGATGGGCGCAGGTCCATTCCAGCTGCGCGATAATAATGGTACCACGATAGTATCATCTGCCCAGGCGTGGCTAGAGGGTCGCCCGGAGGTCAAATTCGGCGGCGAAACGGGGACGATAGAGTGGACCTTTGTTCTCGGAGAGCCGGAAATTAATATCGGCCTTAATCGTCTAGTCTAGTCTAGTCAGAGGAGATATATATATGCCACGGGACCCGGTAGAGCTTACCATCGGTGATGTGCGGTACGAGACTATACCTTATCGCTTTGATAAAGCGATTAATCTAAAATTAAAACTAGCCAGTGTGCTAGCCGGGCCACTAGGCCAGGCGCTAGGTGATCTAGGTGACGATGATGATGCAGTGGACCTGCGCGCCCTAGGCGACGTGCTGTCTCGCGTGCCATCTGCATTACTGGATTTAGGCGGTGCGGAGCTGTTCCGGGAAATTTTAAGCGATACTGTACGATACCCTCTGCGCGCCGATGGCGCGAGGAGTAAGGAGCCGTTATCGGATCCTATTAATCTAGATAAGGCTTTTGCTGCTAATCTTAATGAGCTGTATGATGTGCTCATTTGGGTTTTAAAAGTTAATTATGGCCCTTTTTTAACGGCTCTGTGGGAGAGGTGGAAAGGGCAATCGAGCGCGTAGCGCGGGTGGTGCGAGAGCACCACCGGAAGTTAAGCGATGGTGACGCACCACCGGATCTCGATTTTCGGAAAATAGATCAGATCATGGGAGCGGTGGGGGCATGGAGAGGGTGGGAGTATCATCGAGTGGTGCAGGTCTACTCACCCGTAGAGGTGCTGCGGGAGTGGACACTGGCGGACGTGGTGATGACTGCTAATTATTTGTATTTACAGGATTTGTTAGATTCGTTACATTAGGATCGTCGGTGGCTAACTAGTCCCCCACCATGCCGACGGTCTTAGCCGCGCCCACCGCTCCCTTTTTTGCGATTATGAAAGTACGCGAGCTAGTTACTAAAATTAAATTTGCCACCGAAAAAGGCAAGCTACGTGCCGTTAATGTACAGGTGGGCAAGACTAAGCGTGCTCTTCGCGCCGGGGCCAGGGAAGCCCGGAAATTCCGGCGCGAAATGCGGCAGTTAGCTACTGCCGCGAAAGCAGCAGGGGCAGCTATCGCAGGGTCGCGTCTGATACGCTTATTTACCACTGATTATTCCGAACCCATTGATAAGATTGCGAAATTTGCCAAAGCGACAGGTGTAAGCATCCAGTATCTACAAGGGCTACATTATGCGGCGCAACTGTCCGGAGTCTCGATTGAGGAAGCGGATAAGGCGTTGATAATGTTAGGAAAACGTGCCAGGGATGCTAGTGTGGGGTTAAAAAAGACACAGGAAGCGTTCGCGGAGATAGGCGTTTCGGTAAGGGATTCGAATGGACGGTTAAAAGATCAGGAGGTGCTATTAACAGAGCTAGCAGACCGCTTCAAAAAGATGCCTAACGGGACGCGGAAGACCGCTTTAGCGATGGAATTTTTCGGCCGGACTGGGGCGAAATTAATTCCGCTATTAAACGAGGGCAGTGCTGGGATCTCGCGGATGCGCGCCGAGGCGGCTAGGCTAGGCATCGTTGTGCCGCCTGAGCAGGCGGCACAGGCCGAGGCGTTTAACGATGCGATGTTAAGATTAAAATCTGTCTTCGCCGGTCTGCGTAATGTGCTAGCCCAGGCATTAATACCGTCACTCACTGCCATGATCGAGCGTTTCGCTGCGTGGGTTAAGCGTGGTGCCCATCTGCGCAGGATGATTTTGGCCTTAAAAAAGGCAGTAGTAGTATTAACCTCCGCGCTAGGCGTCCTTATTGGAATTAAGATCGTAAAATGGATGGCGTTAGCCGCATCGGCTGCCGGGCGGGCAGCCGTAGCGGTGCGTACGCTCGGACTGTCGGCACTAGCGGCGCAGTGGCCGCTAGCAGTGGTGGGGGCAGCACTAGCGGCAGTGGTCCTAGCCGTGCAGGATCTATGGGTTTTTGCCCGTGGCGGGGACAGCCTAATCGGCCGGATACTAGGCGATGGCGAGGTGGCGGACGCGCTACGCTCCGCTTTGCGCGAGGCGGCGGACGCGCTAGCCGGGGTATGGCGAGACCTTAAGGCACCGTTGGCGGAGCTGTGGAATGCGTTTAAGCCACTATTACCATATCTGGTTAAATTCGCGATCTTGCTCATTAAATCGCAGGTGGTGGTGTGGACGTTTTTGATGCGCAAGATAACGGAGGTGATTAAAGCGCTGCGGTGGGCAGGACGGATGATAGCCGCGATGGCGTATGCGGTGTGGCGGGTGGCAGGTGCGGTGCGTGATGGGCTAGGCAGGGCATTAACTCGCGTGCTCGATGCGGTGCGGATGTTAATGGCGGCTTTAGCTCGCGTGGGTGCATATGTGCGTGGGACACTGGCCTCGGCTATGCGGACGGTGGTGGGGATATGGACTGCAGCTGCGGTGACGGTGACACGAGCATGGGATGCGGTGGTGAGGGTATTCGTACGGTTAACGGGGGCGATACGCTCTGCTTTTCGCCCCCTCCTTGCCATGTGGGATAAAGTAGCGAATATAATGGACAAAGTGGGCGGCGGAAGACTGGGTATGGTGGTCAGATCGATGGTGAGCGGGACAGGAGGCGCGGTAATGGCCCGGGCACAGGCGCGTATAGCTCCGCCCACATCCACCACGCGCATCGATGTGGGCGGGATAGGCGTCACGGTCCACTCGGCACCGAGTATGACGCCAGGAGAGCTAGAGGAGCGCGTCCGTCGGGCCACTACGGATGCGCTATCCGCGTCATATCGCCGTGCCATGCGGTCTGTGAGTGCGGTGACGCCATGATCTATCTGTTCGCACCGGAGACGCTGGAAATTATTGTCGAAATCGATTGCGAAGTGGAGCTGTCGTACCGGCAAACGGTACGGTGGACCACACATCCGGTGGAAACAGGTGTGATCACAGCGGATTACGGCATCGTGCAGCCACGGACGTTCGCGGTGCGCGGGCTAGTCACCGCGTGGCCGCTGCGCGGGACTGATCGAGGCGCGGCGAGGCAGCAGACCGTCCTATCTAGATTGTTAAATCTAGCGAAATCGCGTGATCCGGTGACGCTGATATCCGGATCGGATGCAGTGGACTGTGTGCTGTCGCAGGTCGAGGGCAGATACACAGACGAGTCCGACATGTTAACTATCTCACTGCAGCTGCAGGAGATAACGGTGGTGCGCCCCGACTATACTGATATGCCGGCTAAGCGTTTTGGTGAAAAAGTGCGAAAACAGGCCGCACCTAAGCCCGCTTTCGCAAATGTGCGCAGTGCCGGATCAGCAGCGGACCCTGTGCCGCGTACCATCGGAGCACAGGCGAAGACAGCGAGAGCGCAGGCAGCTGGCCAGTCTTGGGCAGCTAAGATGGCGGATGTATTGCGGAAATGATTATACTACCTCCAATAGAATGGGTGGACGCGCCGACGCAGATATATGATGTGACCATAGATGGGTCGGCGTATGTAATGGAGTATGTTTTTCGCGAGCGACAGGAGCAGTGGTATTTAACCGTATACGCTGCTGACCATCGGTCGATTTTATCGGGGAAAGCCCTGTCCGTGGATACGTCATTAACCGCATCATATGTGATGCCGTGGGATGGCCATCTGGTCTTACTGGATTTGTCAATGTCTGGCAAGCGATGCGGTTACCGTGATCTCGGAGAACGGTGCGTCATGGCTTACATTTCGCCAGCCGATGTGCCGGCTGGCACTGTATATGATGTGACGGTGACCGTATGAGACGCGTGGTGATCAGCGCTGGTGAGCCAGGAGCACAAGGACGCGTATGGCGGGATGTGTATGCCGAGGTGGAGATCCGGCAGACATATACACGCACCCAAAATCATTGCACTATTAGGTTATTTAATCTGTCTCCAGGGTCCATAGCGTGGCTAGAGATGTGTACTCGCCGCATGGTGCATGTGGAGGCAGGCGAAGAGATTACCGGGTTAATTTTTAGTGGAGAAATAACAGACGTGGCAGTGGCGCAGAGCATGCCTAATACAGTAACCACTATCGAGGCACAGGAAGCGTTGGCGCCGATACGCGATGCCACGTTTGCTAAGTCATATCCAGCATTTACGTCTCGTACCCAAGTGATTTCGGACATCGCAAAAACGATGGGTGTGGCAGTGGGATATGTGACACCGACGCTAGCGCACCTACGCTATCCGTCGTCAGTGGCATGGTGCCATAGGGCATCGGACGCGCTAGATGATATCCTCGCGCCGGATTTTGTGTGGTCCGTTCAAGCTGATCGTCTATATATTTTGGGAAAAGACGAAAAAGCGCCAGGGCGTGTGCTAGCGGTCACGCCACGATCCGGTCTGATCGGATCGCCGGCCAGGGAACAAGGCGGGGTGACACTAGATATGTTATTTAGACCCATCCGTCCAGGCCAGTCGATATATGTAGACTCGGCATGGATCACTGGTGATTTTCGTGTCGTAGAAGTTACACATAGGATCGCCACATATGGCGACCCATGGATCACGAGGTTAACATGCCGATAGCACCGGATTTGGCTGATGTATTATTAATGGCATTTAAGGCGGCGCAGGAAAGGCAAGTCGGACCGCTGCCAGCCAAAGTAGAGTCATATAGCGTAGATACGCAGGTATGTGACGCTACACCACTGGTCCGCGTGCCGGTGGCTGGCGAGCTGGTGCAGCCACCTACATGTCGTGATGTGCCGGTGCTATGGCCATCCGGCGCCGGATGGTATGTCCACGCACCTCTAGCGCGCGGTGATACAGTGTGGTTACTGCCTGCGGGGGCAGACATATCACAGTGGCACACGCAGGGTGTATCTGGATCTACTGAAGTGCAGCACCGTAGGCTATCCCTGGCGGATGTGGTGGCGATCCCGGGCAGCGTGCCGTTAACAGCTCCGTTATCGCCGCCAGGAGATAACGCATATGTGATATCTGCGCCAGAGGTGCGGCTAGGCGATGGCGCAGCAAGCGAGTCTGTGGCGATAGCCAGCAAGGTTTTGGCTGAGCTGCAAAATTTGGTAACGTGGCTTAATACGCACACACATCCTACGCCTAGCGGGCCGAGTAGCCCGCCAACCACGCCAGCGTCTAGCCCAGGGAGCGTTGCGGCGCAACGTGTTAAGGTGGTGTGATGGATCTCGCTCTAAATGACACTTACACAGACTTAGCCATGGCTGGCGGGGACTTAATTACCCTCACTGGCAGAGACGAGACCAGGCAGCGGATAGTGGTGGCCTGTCGCACTGGCTTAGGCGAGTGGGCGTTTGACATTAATCATGGGGTGAGCTATCTGCACATGCGCAGTGATCCGCGCACCACGGATGGATTAATCCGTGGTGATATAGTGCGGGTGGTGTCCGCTGTGCCGGGGGTCCGTGCCGTACGGACCGTGGATGTGCGACGTGACACACTCACACGCACCGTGCGTGTGAGTGTGATAGTAGACCTGGCTGATGGGTCTAAGACGGAGATAACGGTATGACGTACGAGCCTAGCTTAACAGCGACGGGGTTAACTGTGCTGCGTACAGCGGAGGTGCGAGCTAATATAGTGGACGCGCTGCGCTCCTCCAGTCATTTCGGCCCCGAGGCGCAGACAGAGCCAGATAAGGTGCTGGGGCAGCTGATAGATCCTATCGCACAGCAGATAGGTCTGGTGTATGAGCTGGTGCAGGCGCTATACGACAGCTGGGACGTGGACGTGGCCGAAGGGGTCTATCTCGATAATCTGTGCAGTCTAGTGGGCATTACCAGACAGCCAGCTACATACTCCACTGTGACACTGACACTCAGTGGCAGTGCTGGCACCGTAGTAGCGGCCGGTAGCAGGGCTCGGGTGCCAGGGGGCGCAGTGTTCGCTACCGATGGAGACGCTACCATCGGTAGCGGTGGCAGTGTGGACGTCTCTGCTACCGCTACAGAGCCAGGACCTGCCGAAGCGTCGGCGGGTAGTGTGACAGAGATAGTGGATGCTGTCTCCGGCTGGACGGGAGTGGTTAACGCGGCGGATGCTAGTGTGGGGTCAGACACAGAGACAGACACAGCCCTGCGCACTAGACGCGCACAGACGATAGCAGCACTAGGGTCTGCGACGAGTTATGCGTGTAAAGCAGCGCTGGAGCGTATTGCCAGTGTGATTACCGCTGTAGTGCTGGACAATCCTGGGGACGTGACGGACGCACACGGACTGCCACCACACTCACGGCAGGTGGTGATCTATCCTGCATCCGGACACTCTGCTGCAGAGCTGGCACAGACGATATGGCAGCATAAGCCAGCTGGGATAGCTGACTATGGCACTGAGTCTGCTGTGGTGACTGACTCTTCGGGTGTGTCTCAGACCGTACGATGGAGCTACGCCACCACTGTGACAGTGACAGTGACGATGACGCTATCCACTACATCTGCGTATCCGGCTACTGGAGATACGCTGGCTAGAGATGCAGTGGTAGCATACATTAATGATCTGACAGTAGGCCAGGATGTGACTGTGGCCGGGGTGGAGTCTGCGGTGTATGCGGCTGTGCCAGGGATATCCGCCATGTCCACACAGCTCAGTGATGACGGTGGTACCACCTGGAGTACGGATAGTGTGGCTATAGATGTGCGTAGCGTAGCGCGCACATCGGACGCGCAAGTGACGGTGACATCGTGACGATAGCGAAGATCACAGATCATGCGGACGGTGCTCTATCGCTCTTGCTCTCGCAGTTCGCGCCAGCAGAGCGGTTGCGCGCCCTGGTGGCCATTTTTGCTGCAGATGTACAACGGCTAGAGAATGTCGCGTGGGATGTACTGACGATGCGCCGAGTGGATACAGCAGAGCGTGATGCTCTAGCCCGTATAGGTGCGATGTGTCTCATCGAGCGGCTAGACAGTGACACCGATGCTGAGTATCGGGACATGATACGGACGTCGGTGACTGCGTGGCGTAGTCATGGTACGCCGGAAGACGTGCTAGCTACTGCTAGCGCGGCAGTGGGTGAGACGGTGCAGTATATACAATCCGGCGCGGCCACGGTGGTGCTGTGTTACGCCACTGCAGCAGGACCAGACGAGAGTCAGATAGCGCGGATCGTATCATTAATTAACCGTGCCGTGCCTAGTGGGGTAGCCTGGCGTCTGTACGAGGCGTCTAGCCAGACTACTGGATTCCGGCTTAATAGCAGCCGTCTTAATACACATAGACTCGGCCGCGTGGTGGGAGGTAACGTATGAGTGAGATACCACAATTAAAGCCTACTAGCGATGTGACGTGGGCGGAAGGTCCGTCACCGCATGGTGTCACAGAGCCTAGTGCGGGAGAAAAGCAGACCGGATACTACGAGGGTACTGGCGCAGATGATGGCGAGGTACTAGACGCAGAGCGGCTTAACTGGCACCTCAGAGAGACATACAGATATATCCGGTGGCTCACCACGAGCACGGTGCGTGGCTTCGCCGCTGTGGGCGAGGGCATCGCTGCGACGACAGCCGGGCAGGTGTTTCGGGTGGGTCTGCCAGACGGGCAACACCGTGAGGCGCTACAGTCTGCGTGGCAGCATAATGCTGGGGCCACTATATCATACTGGTGCACTGACGCATCCCGTGTGTATTTTAAAAAAAGCGGGACGAGTGCCATCTATGCTGTCGATGCTACGACGGGTAGCAGTGGCTGGAGCCAGACACATAGCGGCGTGATCACTGGTCTGGGGTGCGATGGACGGTACGTGTATGTGGGCACCACCACCACTCTACCAGAGATACGTGATCCTAGCGATGGGTCGCTGGTCGCCACATTAACTGGTCACAGCGTCTACTCTGCGAGTCATTTTGCATCTAACGGAGCATATCTAGCGTATGCGTGCGGTAATGACATTTATATTCACTCTGATATTGGCAACACGAGGGCATATGATGGATCATATGCCCACGGCGCAGCGGTGCAGGATGTGTGCATGGACCAGAGGAATGTGATCCTTGTTTCTGATCCTGATAATGCGTCTGGCGATGATATAGCCGCAGTGTCGCTGAGTACGCGGACGGCGCAATGGACGCTAGGACTGGAAGGGTCTGGGTATTACGCGTATGCAGCCAATTGTCACTGTGCTACAACGGACGGCGTAGTGGTATATGTGGGTCATGATCGTGTGGCACTGTCGGCGGGAGGGTACGGCAGTCTAGACGTCGTGTCGGCAGACGAGGGGACCATCCTGACCACCGTGGACACCGGTCATGATGTGTGCGGCATATGGCCTGCTGGAGAGTACATCTATGTCGGCCACTATGACGGCTATCTGGCTGTCGTGGGACGTGACGGGAAAGTATGCGCCAAGATTAATCTAGGTGCTAAGTGTGTCTGGTGTGATGGTGTGGGTATGTACGGCACATCCACCACCACCACCACAGATGATACCGTAGGGTATTATTGGCTAGGGCGTGGGAGTGTGATGTATGACCGGACCGCTGCCGACGACACCGGACGCGCACCATGGAGCCATATGCTTTGTTCCATTGCTTCTTAGGGGTTTCACATGTTTTTTGAGAAGAAAGATATATCTGCTGGGGCTAGTGTCTTACTAGCGCCGAAGAGCGTTAATGACACACTAGTACGTATAGTTAACACTGGGCCTGAGATGGTATATGTCGGTGTGGGAGTGTCGCCCACACCCACGACCGGGCTACCACTAGCGCCAGGGGAGAGTCTAGCGGTGTCACAGCACTACGGACTATATGCGTATGCTGTGGCAGATACTCGGGTCGTGGTGACTGACGCCACGATAGACGTGCGTACCACCGCGCCCAGGGCCCATGATCTGGCTAGCGATAGTATGCGTGTCATGGACGTGACACCTCACGGGTCCGCCACATCCACACTAGCCTCGGTGGTTAATGGCACTGATGGCACATACTATTATTATGTGGATATGGCCGAGTATAGGGAGCTGGGCTTGCATCTGATACTAGATGGTGGGTCTGGTAGTGTCACTGTGACTGTTGAGGGGACCATGCAGGATGACGGTACGGACCCAGCGTCATGCACGTATGCTGACATTAGTAGCGCTGTTTATGGCTCTGCCAGCTGGACTGCATCTGCTGTGCTGATGGATAGCAGTAAGTTAGCTGGCCAGTGCAAGTATGTACGGGTGACGGTAGTAGCATCCACTGCTGGCGCTAACGATGCTGACTGGACTATACATGTCAAGCAGGTGTGGTAGCCATGTCAGGTATAGCAAAACACTATGACTTAAGCTCACCTGCTACTATAGCAGCTGACGGTGGTACTGTATACGGTAATACTACTACCTATGATGTATTGAAGGGTATGTATTTTGATGGCAGTACAAACTACGTAAAATATGATATACCCCTTTCAACTCCTGCGGATTGTTCATTGGT